CCAGTCTGAACATCACGGACGACGAGGTGCTGGAGTTCTTGATCCGAGACAACCTCACCACGTTGACGAACATGAGGGCCTACATCCACTACGGGAAGGAAGCTCTCTGATGGACCTGACCAAAAAGCCAGAGAAGGATGACGAAGGCCGCCTTCGCATCAGCCAGGAGCCCCGCAAGGTCGGCGATGGCCTGGTATTCGTAACACACAACTGGTGTGACCCAACGACGTGGTACACGCAGTCCGCTCGTGTGGAAGGGGAAACCCTTACGGACAGCGGGGACGGGCTGACGTTCAACTCTAGCCACGACAACTGGATCGACATGACGCACGGGAAGATCTACCGCGAAGATCTGCTCGCTGCGTCCTACTTGCCCGTCATCAAGGTAGATGGCACCACGAAGACGCAGCGAGCGCCCTGGGCAGAAGCGGGCGGTGACTTCACCATCGACTACGCCACAGGGGCAGTGACGTTCTTCGTTTCGCAGTCCGGTAAGGTCGTCACGGCTGATTACAGCCGAGAGAACGGCTCCCTGTTCATCGTCGGACCTACGGCAGGCAAGAGGCTCTGGGTCGAGTACAGCGAGGTCCAGTTCAGCCAGGACATTTCGATCAACGGAACGATCCACTTCCAGCCGTGGGCCTACAACCCCGATGACCTGCCGAACAAGATGCCTGCTGGCTACCCGACGACCTACAAGACGATGGACAACTTCATCGAGGAGGCGAACGGAGCGTACCCGGTCATCCCTGCGATGGGAGGAGCACGCGGGTTCACCCAAGATCGGCTGACCTTCCCTTTCAAGTATCAGACGATCAAGGAGCTACGCAGCAGCTTCGGTGTGGAGATCCGGGTGTGGATTGCGGAGCAGGTGAAGTTTGGTGGACAGTACGCCACAGCCACTTTCTACTGCACGAGCTACGCGGAGACTGTGTGATGACCAGCGACATCATCGATCTGTGGGCACTGATCCATCTCTTCTTCTTCGCGTTCATCGCATCGACCATCCACGCGCGATGGCAGCCTCACGTTCTCTACCACCTGCTCTGGTGGTTTCCTCTGAGCTTCGGTTGGGAGACCGCGGAGCACTTTCTGCAGCGAGCCTACCCAGTGGCGTGGGGGGGCGTGATTGAGCATTGGGCTAACGCCTGGATTGCCGATCCCGCAGCAAATCTCATCGGCGTCATCGTGGGCATTGCTGTTGCTGACTGGTCTCATCACAGATTATGAGCACTCACGGACCCACAGGAATTACGATCGGATTCTCCACTACCAACAAGTGGATGTCAGGTGTGATCCGTTGGATCACTCGTAGTCCAGTGAGTCATGCGTGGATCGGATTCGAAGACGCAACATTAGGGATCAGTTTGGTACTACAAGCAGAAGCGTGGGGTGTTGAGCTGCGGCCACGCTCCCGTTGGGAGAAAGAGAACAAAGCCAAAGCGGTGTTCAGTTCCCCCGATTCTGGAGATCGTTTGAAGGTGCTGATATCGGAGACGTTGGGGGCGAGGTACGACTGGCGTTCCGCCGGGCTTTTGGGGATCATTGGTTGGGCGAAGCGTTGGGTCAAGTCTCGATTCACTTTGAGGTTAAGTCGGTCTCCTAAAAGGTTGATGTGTGCGGAATTGGTCACTCGGTATTTGCACGCGCTTGGGTTGGCGAAAGATTTGGATGAAGAAACGTCGTCACCTTTGGATCTTTTGGCTTGGTCCAACCATCATCTAACGGCGCATTGGCGTCATGAGGATGTGTTGAAGGTGAGGTGAGCATACGGGGATGGTAGTTTCGACAACTGAAGGGATCATGGCTGCTTGACCATAGGAGAACCAGTATCGATGTCGCGCGAAGTTCCAGCTTTGCGAATCCTGCCCTCGATCGAGACGACGATCAGGGAACTTCGTAGGTGCGAGGTTGGCTGTCCTATGGCTAGAACACTTGATCAACAACTATACGATCTCAGGGTATTGGCAAATAAGATCAAGGAGAAATACGGTATCGAGTTGCCAGATGATCTGTTTGATGCTTCCAAAAACCTGGATACTGCGAGGCCCGACAACGCGGAGGGGCTTGATCTGATCCGCGAAATGCTGGAGAAGATTCTTCGGCTGGATGCTTACATTGACTCGTTGCGGTAAGGAAGCGGCCGATGGAGACAGCTTTGGGCCCCGTGATAACGGCTCTGTTGAAGTTGGGGGCACCGTGGATCGTGGTGGCAGTTTTCGTGATCTTGTTTTTGGCAGAGAGAAAGAGAAAAGACGAGTTGGCTGACAAGCTGTACGACTTGGGACTCGCGATGACGAAAACGAACACTGAGGTCCACAGTACGCTGCAGCTGGTGCAGAGGGATCTCGAGGCGATCAAAGTATTTAGGAGGACCCGTTGATGCTACCAAAGGACGACCCGTCGTCGATTGGAGCCATCCTGGTCGCAATGGGGGTCATCTCAGAGGAACAGTTGCAGGATGCGGTCCAGGAGCAGCATAATGTCCGCATGGACGTGATGCTGGGAAAGCTGTTGCTGGCCAATGGGATCATTTCAGCAGCACAGTTGGAAACTGCGTTGCGATCACAGAATGATCTCCGTAGCGGTAAGAAACACAAGCGGGCGATGGCACAGTCTAGGATAGCGGAGCAGGGAGTTGGCGCAGTGATGTCGTTGGCAGCAAAACTTAGGCACAGTGCCTACGAAGCAAAGGAGAGGATCACTGGATCAGATTTCCCATGTATCACAGCTGACATGGTAGCAGGTAAGAAGTCCGACAGTTGATCGACGATGATGAGACATGACGTTTTCATCCGTTCGAATAAAGACCGGCGAGAAAGAGCCGATCGTCGTATTGATCGTAGATCAGCACGGCGACCCGTTAATAGGTCTCGTTGATATTGAGATCAAAGTACGGCGCGGTAGCGATGGCTTCTACCTCGATTGGTCGGACAACAGTTTCAAGACGTCCCCGACTCAGCTGTTGGTGGCGCTAGAAGAGATCTCGGCTACGTTTAGCCCTGGGGAGTATCAACTGAACACGCCGACGCATGTGGATGGTTTGGACACTTCGACATTCACGCAACTCGTCGATGAGGAACAGTACTTTGTGACATGCGTGCAAGACGGAGCAGACACCGCTACGAACGTGCCCCAGATCGGGGAGATCAAGGTCGGCGGGTTCGTTGACGATATCGTCGAGGATCGGTACCCTGTGATCTTCTAGGAGTGACTCATGTCGTGCATCAAAATTCTTCAAGGAACGCCGACCTGGCTACCGATCATTGCTGCCGACGTGGGTACTGGAGATCCGCGGATTGGGATCACCTTCAATCAAATCGACGTCGCGTTCAAGAAATCTACCGATCTCACATTTGCGCTGAAGACGCTGGTGGGGCCTGGTACGGATTTCCGTGAGAACGGAAACGGCGTTTACGAGATCTTGTTCTCGGCTCCAGATCTGGCTGTGTTGGGGACCTTCCTGTATGCCGTGAACAGTAACGGCGCCCTTACACCACCTGCTCTCCGACAATTCATCGGTCAGGCCTACATCGAATCGTCCAGCACGTACACCCCTGGGACGATCTCGTTGCCGACCAATGTCCTCACAGGGAATCTGGTCAACCTTCACGGGTACCCCTTGATCGGAGAAGCGGTAAGCGCGAGGATCGTTTCGGCTCCAGCCATCCAGGGTATCTCCCCCAACTTCGGTGGCATTGGGATGGACATCGTCAGTGCGAAGACCGACTCCGCCGGATTCTTTGCTCTGGAGGTCGTTCAAGGGTCCGTGATCGACGTTGTGATCCCGGTTGTCAACTATCGTCGGACTCTGACTGTTCCGGCTAACAGCTCGGATAAGCTTTTCGAGATTCCATAGGACGCCACGATGGGAGCACCGACAAGCATAAGCGTCATCCTGGACCTCGATGAGTACTGCAAGTTCGAGCGGGACCGCAGAACTCTTCAGGTTCAGTGGACGGCTGTGGGCGGTGGGGACATGTCAGCGGAGCAGCTGACTGTCGAGCTGTTCAAAGCGCGTCGGTCGCGAGACACTGTTGTCCACTCCACTACGATCACAATTGGGTTGTCAACTGATCCAGCTTCTGGTTCGGTGTCGATCAATCTCCTGGACGATGTGGTTGACTCCGACTATCTGAACCTGATCCGAAGGGGCCACTACTACATCAAAGTCACGTCTGTCACAGACACGAACGTGAGCGGAGTGTCGGCTGACTTTCCGATCTCTCTGGTGTCAGCGCAGCAGCTGCGGAACACGTACCTGTTTGGGTTGAATCTCCAGGCCAGTGATGTGAGAGCGATGAAGTTCCAGCCCTCGCAGCTGACAGGCGTGGAGGTCATGGAGGTCAGCAGTTCCCACCAAACGGGGTTTGATAGGCTGACGTACATCTACAACGGTTCCCCGGCAGTGCTGAGACAGATTTCTTGGGGAGCGGGCCCTGTGGTGTCGTTGCTAGCGCCTGGACGCTATTTGTTGCGTCACGATTGCTCAGGGGGCGACTACATCGTCATCCAGGTCAGGAACCTGTCCGCACTCCCTACAGACAACGTCACGGAGGACATGTTCGTCACCAAGGCTGAGATCACCGACGACATGCTCCGTAGGTGGATCGACCAGTCGTGTGATTGGCTCGAGAACGACAAGCTGGCTGGTGTCTTTCTGGAGCCTACTCGCGTGGTCACCGACCCCGTGCTGCCGGGCAATGTGATGCCGGACTGGGACTACATCGTCCCAGCAATCACGTTCTACACTAGGGCGCCAGCTAAGTGGATCGACATTCTGTTCCCCTACATGGGGCTTCTTCGAATTGATGAGTTGTTTGGGCAGATCGCTGAAACCAGGATCATCGATGTGGCCCTGGAGTGGTTGGAGATCTCCGAGAGGAACGGTTTCGTTCAGCTCGTACCATTCAACACGACGATCGCCTTCCAGTTCATCGGTCTCATGTGGGTGGAAGGGCTCCGAGGCACCATGGAGTTGCCCAACTTCTGGCACTTCAATGCGATGGCTGGACTTCGTCAGGTGGATCCTGTCCTTCTGGAGGTTATCGCCAAAAAGGCAGCCGTGGATGCCCTCACGGTGGCTGGGCAGGCATTCCGAGGCGGGTTCGCCAGCCAGTCGCTGTCGAGGGACGGCGTGTCTGAGAGCGTGTCGTACACGGCTTCGGCCATCTACGGCATCTACTCAGCTACGATCGAGGACTACACAAAGTTCATCAACAGAGAGATCAAGCAGATCAAGGGCCGTTACCGCGGCGTAAATATGATCGTGATGTAGATCATGGGACGTGGAACTGACAGAGGACTTGGGATCGATTGGGCCTTTCCCAGTCATCACGGACTCATCGACAATCGTGGGGAAACCCTTATCCACGAGACGGGTATTCGTTGCCCATGTAACATTGAGGACACTCTGGCTGGTCAGATCACGCGAAAGGATGTCCCGCGGCGCAGGACCACGTACCGTTGCCCCAACTGTTTGGGTGAGGGCTATCTGTACAGGCATCCAAGAAAGATCATCGCTCTGATCACTAATATCTCAGAGAATACGTCCCGTCAGGAGGAAGGTTGGATCATGCCCGGGGACGCAATTATGTCCCCCAAGCCAGGGTACATCGTCTCAAACGGAGACTTGGTTACTTTCACCTGGAGCCAACCGTTAGACGAAGGCCAGGTGATCATCCGAGGTGCGGCCACCCTGAGCGAGAATACCGCCAGGAAGACAGACATCGAAGAGAATGAAGATCGGCTGTGGTACAACGCAGAATCTCCCATCTGGTGCGAAGATGCGGATGGCGTCGTGTATCGTACCGGAGACTTCATCCTGGACGGCAGCAAGCGCATCATCTGGCAGGGCAACAGCCCTTCGATCGGTAAAGCCTACACGCTGAAGTACAAGGCCTACCTAGAGTGGGAGGCCTGGCAGCCGCCGGTTACTCGCCGGGATAGAGATCGGGACCTGGGTGGTCGTGTGCTGCTGCGCAAGCGCCACGTTGCTCAGGTCAACGACGACCCCACAATCCGGCAGCGCGACAAACTAACCTTCTGTGCTCGGATGGAGGGTTGCTAAGTGATCCAGATCAAGATAAAAATACACACCGAGGTGGACCTGGAAGACAAGGCGAAGCAGATCGGTGAGGCTGTTGAGAAGGGCATGCGCCAGCTGACGCAGCAGACATATGAAGAGTGGCAGAACGTCGCTGCGCGAAAGCTGAAAACGACACGTCGTAGGTATCAGGACTCTCTGAGCTTCAGCATGGACGGTCCCAACAACGGATCGATTACCCTCTCAGCCAAAGACAAAGCCACCAATTGGTTGGTTACGGCCATCGAGAACGGTATCGAACCGTATTCGATCCGGGAATCAACCATGGCGAAGGCCAAGAAGCATTGGCCTCGAGACATGTCCGATAGGCAACGTCGAGCCATGTTCGCCTACCTGGCCAAGGTTGGGCGCCTCGGGAAGCCTCCGGTCCCGTTCACAGACATTCCGTTTCGGACGGGTGGCGCCAAGGAGCAAGGGAAGCCCAATTCGTTTCGTCGCATCTCTCCGAACACGGCTCCTGACGCTTGGGGTCATCCTGGGTTCAAGCCAAAGGGCGGCGGCGGACCAGGCCCCTTACGAGAAGAAGTGATCGAGTACGTGAAGAAGACGGCACAGGATGTCTTCGGTCCTCTTCTGGCGAGGGTTTTGGTATGAGCATCCTTCCCGAACTGGTAATCCAACGCGTGTTGGTATTGGGGATCAACAAGTTCCGGGAAGACGGAGACTTGGTTGCGATGCTTTTCCGCAACCTCAATCAAGCCGATGTAGATGGGGTTCGACAGTTCATCAGGGACGAGACAGTAGACATCGCCCTCAGCTGGCCCGACTCGATTGTGAAGTTGCCATCGATCGTAATATCTTTGAAGAACGAGAATGAGGATCAAGCCTTCTTGGGCGACCTGATGCAGTCCGCGACCAACATCCAACACACGGGGACTCCGTTCAGGAAAGAGAAGCTCGAGTCCCCTGCGACGATCCTAGGTAGTGGGTCTGAAGGAAAGTCGGGAGAGCCAACGATCCCGTTGGACACTCCCTACCAAGTCACTCGGTCCAAGTCGACCTCCGTATTCTTTTCCTTGGAGCCCCCATTCAATATCGAAGATCCGTTCGAGTTCGATTCTGACGAAGAGCTGCTTGTAGTGATCCGAGAGGGAACGGGGGCTGGTCAACGCAGGGTCGTGTCTGCGATCACCCCTCGAGCTGTCAGCAACGAGGTCGAGGTCGAAGTCTCATCCAATTGGGGAACGCTGCCGGACTCGACGTCTGTCATGCAGTTCTTCTTGGAGTCCAACCGAGGGACTGTGGGTGAGCCGACGAAGTTGTTTGAGCCAGATCAACACATCGAGCGGTTGGGATCCCTGTACCGCACGAGCTACCAAATCCTCATCTCAGGACCTAACCAAGAGATCACGCTCTTCCTCTACGCCATGGTCAAGGCGATTTTCGTGATAAATCGCGAGTTCTTACAGCGACACGGTTTCATTGAGCCCAAGCTGGGTGGCACCGATTTCGTAGCTAAACCCGAGTACTTACCAGAACTTGCTTATCATCGTGCTCTGATCTTAGAATTCAAGAATTCGTTCGACGTGTATCTGTCCCCCGAGGTGATCACAGGGATCAATCTGAGTTTGGGGGTTTATGATCCTAATGTAGGTGATGGTTCTGGTGTGGGCCGAGTTGTTTCGGAAACTACTCTGGATCTTTCGTAAGGAGGCCGTCATGGCGAAGCAAAAAGATAGTGCCGAGGCGACACCGACCAAGACGGTCGCGGAAACCAAACCCCAGGCTGTCGTCGCCCCGGAGAAGCCAACCAAGAAACAAGATCCAAAACCTGCTCCTCTGGCTGTCCCCTTCGCACGGTGGTTCAGTGCGCGGAGCTTCAAACCGCATTGGCGAGGCGGTATGGAGGCCTTCGCGGACACCACCGGGAAGAAGACGATGGAAGAGTGGAATCGGATCTTCAAAAACTACTAGGGTAGGAGCGAACCATGTCGAGGTCAGTCACCTTCAATGGCATCACCCAGTTCCGGGCTGGTGGTATCACCCGGATCAACGCAAACGCTCTTGCCCAGATCGGTCTTGCCTCGTTTGGCATCATCGGCTTGGTGGGAGAGGCGGATGGAGGAACCGCCGCACCCGGGGAGATCATCACGATCGACGATCCGGCCCTGGCAGGAGACTACTTCAAGAGTGGTGCGTTGGCTGATGCCATCGCGCCAGCGTTTGATCCGTCCGTGGATCCCAGAATTCCGGGAGGCGCATTCCGGGTTTTGGGGATCAGGACCAATGCGGCACTCCAGGCTGCTCTGACGCTGTACGGTCGCCAGCAGACCGGGACAGTGGACGCTGGAGCGACCACCACGGTCATCCCGATTGTGGGCGCTGCATTCACCGTGGATGCGTTGGCGTTGAACGTCCTTCGGATCGGTTCCGAGGACCGAGTTATCGCCAGCAACACGGCCACGGACATCACGGTCTCTACGGCTTTCTCCGCCATTCCAGCGGCGACAACCGCGATCGAGATTCTGGCCCCCATGATCACCGTCACCAGCAAGCCATACGGCATCGAGGGGAACCAGACCACCTTCGAGTGGGAGCCTGGCATCACCCAGGGTGGAGCGTGGACCAACGCCAAGGGGGACAGGTCTCAGGCCAGCGAAGACGTCGGCGACAAGTCCCACCTGCAGGTAGAGTACGTGGGCCAGGCTTCGTCAATCGTGCAGGCCTCTGGTGTCGCTACGGGCGGCGCGGCCTCGCAGCTGGACGATTCGCTCGCAACGTGGGGCGTCAACGCCTTCACCTCCTACTTCGTGACCGTCACCCTTGCAGGTGTGGTCAACCTCCGCAAGATCGCCAGCAACACGGCCACTCAGCTGACGGTCACGTCAGCCTTTACGACTTCCCCAACGACCGAGGCCTATCAGGTCCTTTCGGGCATGGTCCGAACGGGAACTGCGGCGGCGGGGGCAGCTTCCACGATCACCTTGGAGGCGGCCCTCAACGTGGCGGCCAACGAGCTAGACGGTCTGGTTGTCGCCATCGTCAGCGGTACAGGGGTGGGTCAGCGCAGAACGATCGCTTCACACACGGTGGGGGTGTCATCGGTTCTGACGGTGAGCAACGCCTGGACCACGACGCCGGACGCTACTTCGGTGTACGAGATTCGATACGCCACAGCGGCGACGGGTTCGTTCATCGGTGCGGCAGGCGTGGCGACGTATTTCCGTACGTCGGTGGCGGTGGACGGTGGGGTGGCAGCTCAAGATCTGAACATCCAGCTGGCATCCACAGACACGCTGGAAGATCTCGCTGCGACCATCAACGCGAACGCGAACTACGTCGCGACCATCCCTGGTGGTGTCAACCGGCAGACCACGATGGCGTCGAGCTTCGACTTCGACCTTGGAAACACGGATGTCGATCTTCTCGACGATCGGAACACGGTGACGGCACAGCCGAATCCGACCTACAGCTACACGGTTCCGTGGCCGAACAACTTCAAGCGGAACATCGCGCAGCTGGTTGCCGATCTGAATGACAAGAGCCAGTATGTGACGGCCGTGCGGGCAACTTCCGGCGGTACAGGGACAGGTGGTGGCCGTCCGGAGTGGACGGGGACGGGGACCATCGGTACGATCGGTGACTCGATCAAGTACCTCACTGGTGGTGCCCGAGGCATCAGCGACAACACTGCGTTCCAGAGCGCTTTGGACAAGTTGCTCCAGATTCGCCACAACTTCGCGATCCCTCTCATCGTGCAGGACCTGGCGAACGAGGGATTCGGATCAACGGCGACCTGGGCTTCGGTGGCGGCGCAGCTGTCGGCGCACGTCGACACTGCCAATGGCATCGCCAAGAACGAGTGCGGTGGCCTCATTGGTTTCAAGGGGACCAAGACTCAGCTGATCGCTGAGGGCAACAAGCTCAACAACGCCGACATCCAGATCACGAGCCAGCAGCTGCAGGTGCTCAACGTCAGTGGCAGCCTGGCGCTCATGGACGAGTGGTCTCTGGCAGTCGTCGCCGCGGGTATGCGTTCCGGTGCCCCGGAGGTCGCGGAGCCGATCACCCACAAGTTCATCAAGACGTTCGATCTGCAGCAGGACAACTCCTGGGATCCTCGAGATCGAACCGACGCCAACCAATTGATCGCCAACGGCATCCTCTTCGCCGAGTTCGTGCAGGGGAAGGGGTACCGGTTCGTTCGCGATCTCACCACCTATGTCCAGGACGACAACCTGGCCTACAGCGAGGGATCGGTTCGCGATGCGGTTCGATACATCGCCTATGGTCTGAGGACCACGCTCGAGGACAAGTTCACGGGCGTGAAGGGAACCCCCGCCAATGCATCGTCGATCAAGGACACGGTTGTGGCCTACCTCGATGCTGCCAACGCGGAGAACATCATCGTGACGAGTCTCAACGAGGATGGCCAGGTTGTGCCAGGCTACGAGAGGCTCCGGGTCACGGTTTCCGGCGATATCGCCACCATCAAGGTCCAGATCTACCCAGCTGTGGGGATCAACTTCCAGCTGAACGACATCTATCTCCAGCTGCCGAGACAGGCTGCGTAAAGGCCAAAACCACTTTGCAGCTGCCTCGGCAGACTGCGTGACAGGAGAGTAAACATGGCGATCTCAATTCCGGCCCTGCTCGACACTCAGCTCACCGCTCTGAAGGCGACGTTGCTGCCAAAGCAGGATGCTGCGACTAACATCGCGTCGTCCCCCGTTCCGCCCTACGTCTTGGGGAACCGGGCGGCAGACTTGCTGCAGCTGCTGACGGACCTCATCGACGTTGCCGCACTCACGGCCACGGGTGGCACGGCGACGTCAGTGGTAGACACGGCAGCCTTCACGGGCGTCAACTCACTGATCGGATGCAAGGTGACCTTCGTGGGCAACATCACGGCCGCTCTCGCGGGCGTTTCGGCCTACGTGGTCTCCAACACCGTCGATGCCCTGTTCTTCGCCCCTGGGGCGCTCCCAGGGACGCCTGCGGCGGGTGACACCTACGCGGTGGAGTTCACGGCTGTGGACGCCGATCTGGCGGCTCTGGCAGGCGATAAGGGTCTCGGCGACTCGGATTCCAACCCCTACGGCCCTGGCCCCAGCTTCGTCAACGCGGTGGTCAAGGTCATGCAGGCGGTGGGAGCCACGATGCCGGGCTACCTGGACACCCAGGACAAGATCACAGCCATCGCAGAGGCTTTCCATGTGGGCAGCCCGCATGCGGGAGCGGGCTCTCAGGGGCACGGTGGGGCGGCTCTGATCGCCGATATGTTGCAGCAGGCTCGGGACGCGGTTGCGGGGTACACCGTTCCGGCGTAACCGTTGGACTTTCCTACAGTCCCTGTTTCTTGACGGGGGCTGTAGCATGAGATAGGCTGATCGAATCCTGTCGTCCGCCAGGCCACAGGAACCAGGCGGCGCCCCAGGGGGTCTTCGGGCCCTCTGGGATGCCGCCTTTTCCAGCCAGCGGCGTACTCTGGAGCTGACACACAGCGGTCACCCTTCGGTACGCCCCCTCGAAGTAGAAAAACCGAACAAGCAATCCTAAAAGGAGGATCGACCTATGGCCGAAGCCACCCCAAACTTTGCTGGAGTACCTCAGGTGTTCTCCGGCGCGAGAGCCCGTTTCAAGGTGTCCGGTGTGACCGTCGGCTACGCGGCCGGGGTCAGCGGAGAGGAGACGATTGATTACGAGCCGATCGAAGTGCTCGACCTGCTCGAGGTTCGTGAGCATGTGCCGGTAGCATACAGATGCTCACTTAACGCGCAAATCTTCCGAATCATCGGCGACTCCCTCAAGAAGCAGGGGATTTTCCCCAAGCCCGAGGACATCATCACCAGCAACGCTCTCGACGCTGCGATCGAGGATGCTGGCGTCACCCGCAACACGGCCGCCCTCTTCACAGGAGTGAGGACCGCGGGACACACCTGGGATGTTGCCGCTCGAGGGATCGTCTCCGAGAACGTCAACTTCGTGGCGATCAAGGTCACAGACGAGTACGAACGTCCATAGACTGTAGGCCTGGCGACAGATAGGAGATCAATATGAATCCGCATGATCCGAATGGGAACCAGTTCAGGCAACCACCATCCGGAAACCCTGCGCCTCCCGTTCCTCGAGAAATGACGCAGCCGCAGCATCCTCAGCAAGCGGGGATGACGGCGGTGCCGATCAACACGATGCACACCTGGAATTTCCACTTCAAGTCTGAGATCGACGGCAGGACGTACGAAGGTCAGTTCACCTGCAAGAAGTTGTCGATCATGGAGATCTCCAGACTCGGTGTTCGGAAGGTGCAGCTGAACGGTGGGTTTCACTACAACGAAGATAGGCCTGGGTACGGGGTCGAGCCTCACATTGACAACATGAACTCCATGCTAGCGCACCTCGAGCTGGCAGTCATCCAAGCTCCCGTGTGGTTCAACCCCGAGGTGATCTACGATCCGAGTCTCCTCCGGGCTATTTATGGGGAGGTCGCGAAGTTCGAAAACAGCTTTTTTCGGTCCCAGCGGTCAGTGCCTGAGCCTGGACAAGGCAGCCCGGATGATCGCAGCGGAGAGAGTCAAGAATCCGGGTCTGCTGGACGTGTTGCGGAAGTGGGCGGAAGCCAAGTACAGCCTTCCCTGGACCCATGAGTCGCTTCAGCAGCTCACGTTGTTGGAGCTGCTGGTCATGTTTTGGGAGGACTACTACCGGAAGAATCCGGTTGAGACCAGACGGGCAGCAGATGGTCGCGTCATCTATTCGAACACGGGAGATGCGCTGATCGACAAGTGGGAGCAGGAACTGGCGATGGGGTTGGAACCAGATCTGTTGGAGGGTGTTGCTCCTGAAGAACGTAAGAAAGAGGCTGAAGCTTCGAAACGTCTGCAGCGACAGCAATCCGCGGTGGGGGCTGAGGGGGTAGGGGACGGATTTGCTGAAGAGTATGATCTTGAGCGGACAGGGATTCCGTTTATCGGGAGAGGTTGATGCCTGACGACAACAAAATCGTCATTGAGCTAGAAGTTCAGGTAAAGCAGCTTCAAAAAGACCTGAGTACAGCTCAGAAGGACATCACTAAATTTTCTAAGGGCGCTGCAAAAGGATCGGAAGCGATCCTTGAGGTCCTGAAGGAGATGAAGGTTGATCTGAAGACGATTGCGAAGTCATATCAGGTTATCGGAGCTGCCGCTGACCGTGCTGCCAGAACTCAAAGCGAGGGTGCTCGTAAGGCGGCCAAGGAACAAAAGAAGCTTAATGATGAACTTCAACGCACTATAGCGTTGATGGGGGGCGGGAGTGCAAGTGGAGGAGGAGGCGGAGGAGGAGGAAGAGCCAGGGGAAAGGGTGGATTTCTGTCTGGTCTTAAAGAAGGATCAGGCTATTCCAACCTAGCCCAACATAAAATAACTCGTTATGGGGTTGGTTCCGCGTTGGGGGGAGGTATCGTTGGGGGTATAAGCAAAATCGGTGGGTTCATGCTGGGCGGGATGCAGAAGGCCCACGGGGCCTACATGCAGTATGGCGCAGCTCGTTATGGCATGACCGGGTTGGGATCTCCAGCCCAGCTAAACCAGATGCGACGTACTGGAGCTTCGGGTGTGTCGTTGGGGTTCTCCCCCACACAGACGGCCCAGATGGCACCAGGAGTCGCTAGCGCCACAGGAAACCTCGGAGCCACAGGCGTAGCTCAACAACTTGCTCTTGCCGGAGGATTTGGTCCTGGTCGTGCGGGAGAAGCTATCAGCTACATGGGCACAATGCGTCAAGCAGGAGCCCAATTTGGCGGTGCTGGGAACCTCAAAGATCGCCAAAAAGATCTGTCCAAGACGATCGCCCTTGGAATGGAGTCCGGTCTCGAGAAGGCCCGTCTTCCAGAGTTCTTCTCTGGTGTGGGTTCTCTCGTTCAATCCCAATTTTCGACAGCAGCAGGGGATGTAGACTCAGGTGCTATTGCCAAGCAACTGGCAATGTTAGGAGCTGGTGGATCTGGATTCCAGGGTGCTCGTGGTGCGCAAGTTATGGGCAAACTGGATTCAATGATTCGACAGCCAGGAGGCGGAGAAGCTGGGCAGGCGATGGTTCTCCAGTCCATGGGGTTCGGTAAGCCCGGTGGCAAATCGAGCTACTATGGTGCTTTGAAGCAACAGCAGCAGGGCATTCGTGATCCTGAAAACCTAAAGAAAGTCATGAACGAGGTCTATGGCCAATTTGGTGTGGCCAGTGCAGGCGGCAAGGACAAGCGCAACGAAGAAGCCAACATGGCGATGTCCACCATGTCAGGGTTGTCCCTCGAGCAGGTAGAGAAGCTGCAGGACATCAAGGTCAGCAACCTCGATAACGCTGAGAAGCAGGAAAAGATCAACAAGATCCTCGAGGAGGCCCAACCCCTCGAGGTGCAGGCCCTGAAGGTTTCTAAAGAAGGCTTCGCGGGAATCCAGAAGCACATCGCTGGGATGGAAGCAAGGTGGATCAAGCTCGGGAGTGAGAATGCTGATATCTTCATGAAAATTGAGAAGTATCAGATGAAGGCTCTCGAGTACCTTGTGGAGTGGCTCCCCAAGATCGGTGGTCTCATGGGAGAGTTGTACTCCACGATGTCCAGCTGGGTAGAGACAGACGTCCTAGGTGATCCCACGAAGAACTACACAGAGTTCTTGGCACGCCTGGAAGAAGTTCAGAAATCGCTTGGCCTGAAAGACGTCGGCAAAATGACGGTGGAGGAGCGGGAGCAGTACCGAAAGGATCAGCTTAGAGTCGAGAAGACGAAACTGGATATTATCCAGAAAGAAAGGAAGAAGGGCGTTCAAGGAGTGGGTGGAATCCTGGGTCAGTTTCAGATGCCTGATGTTGAGGGGTTCAAGCAGGTAGTTGGTAAGGAACAAGATCAAAGAGCGAAAGTCAGGGAAATTGAGGCTGTCGCAGCTGCCGAAAGAGAGATCACAGAACGGTACAAGCTCGAAGGAAAGCCAGGTTTGGCTGCACGTCGTCTTCTTGGAAATGCTGCCCAGGTTGCTCGGGGTGAAGGTCAAATAGGGTCCAAAGTCTTGATGAAAACGGAGGAGCAATTAGAGGAAGAACAGGGATACAGACGCGGAAAGAAGACGAGTCAGGAACACTGGGAAAAAGGTACTCGTGGTTACGGACCTACGGTTCGTACCCAACGGGTAGGGGGAGCCCGTAAGAAACTGCAGAAGGGCCAACGAGGGGCAGCCGAGGAAACATAGCATTACTGAGTCAACACAATGCCTGATATTTTCGGATCAGAAATCTACGACGTCCCCAGACAGCAATCTCGCTGCCGGATCATGGTGTATTCCCACATCACGAGCAACCCAGACGATCAGCAGTATGGGGGAGTTATAGATTGTTCTGCGGATGTGACGGAGTGTGCTACCAGTAAGACAATCAAATCAGGCGGTGGTGCCTCTTTCTCTTTAGTCCCTCGAAGGAATTACCTCAACTTCATCTACCCAAATGACTTCGTTCATATCTACTTCGATCCAGGGGACGGAAGAGGGTTCATCAGAACCTTCTTCGGGTTTGTGGATCGTGTTGAGCGGTCTATTGCAACCACAGGCACGGGAGCCACCACGACTTCGTTCAGCGTGACGTGCTCTGACTTCACCAAAGCGTTCGACCGGACGAACATCTACTTCAACCCCCACATTGCCGATCGGGGGGATTTCGTAGCTCAGTTCTTTTCTGGGATCAAAAACTTCAATGGGGCTCTACTACGTACCAAGGGCGTTGCCATGTACGGAACGCCTGCTGATGTGGTGATGAGTTTGGGGACTCTCTTGATGGGGTTCGCCACCCAGTTCACGATCCCAGCCTGCCATCCCCGAGATGAGTTGTTGATTGATCTGAGTCGCAAGCAGCGTTTGAAGACGGCCATGGGGCAGCTGCATGAGGACTATCAGCATTTGTGGGGTGAGGGACAGCTCGAGGAGAAACGGAAAGAGGTTCTTGACCAGGCAGCGCAGATACGACAACGCGCGGCTGATGAAGCCTCAGACCCTATTGGCAGCTTCAAGCAGTTCGGGCGAAAGAGTGGACTTCTGGCCCCATCGATGCTCGAACTCATCGACAAGAAGGACATGATGGAAGCGGAGGAGGTCACCTCCGATAGGTACAACCGGGCCCGTTCAACAGTGGCTCAGTACTACTCGTCCAGCCACAGCCTTCTGGATATGATCGATTTCAGCTTTGTTGAACACGGGGCGATCGATGGATCGATCTTGTCCGCTTCGATTTGGCAGTCTGAGGGGACCTTGTGGTCCATCATGAATGCTTGGTCTAACGAGCTGGTGAATGAGCTGTTCTGCGACCTTCGCCTTGTGACTTCGGATCAATCCTACGATCTTTCTGAGGGGGAGTTCTCTCGTAGAGGAGACGAGATCAAAGGTAACCATCCAGGTCTGCCGGATGGATCAAGTCGTGGAGTGGTGGGTTCCGGCGTGGGCGTTCGCACAGTTCCAGCGTTCGTGATGCGTGAGTACCCCTTCGCAACAGTAGAGGGGATTATACCTCCTGGTAATGTTGAGGTATTGAGCAAAAAGCTGGGCCTTGTAGCCTTCTCAGGAATTTCCGCAGATGGAAAGGTTCCCCTTTTTACTCGTGACGTCAACGTACCCGGTAGGAAGGTTGCCAACATTCTCACGCTGAATCCGTGGCGCGTTGTGGAAACGAAGGGGCAGGAGGTTGCTCAGAAGCACCTGGATGTAGCAGCGATTGGTGTTCAGGATATTGTCCAGGAAAGCATCGGGCGCAGTGACGAAGACATAGTAAATCTGATCGAGGTGTATTCTGACATCGGGATTGGGGCACACAGTCGATTTTTCTCACAAGATGTTCAACCTGCAGCGAACCCGATCTCCATTGCTCGCAATGGGTTGCGAGTGCAAACTGTCTCCACCAAGTATGCGCGCTGGCCTACCAGCAAATATAAAGCTGATCAGGGTGGCGTCGATCACCACATGTCCAGATTCCAAACGATCCGCTGGGCTCTTCTCCTAGATCATTGGTACCAGCACAACGGGGAGTATCTAAACGGATCAATAACTACCCGCGCCTTCCCTGAAATCAGAATCGGCTACCGGCTCGACATCATCGAGCGTCGGGAGTCGTACTACGTAGAGGGAACTAACCACAACTGGTCCCTCAAGGACAACGGGGCCGTTTTGACATCCGCCTTCACGTTGAGTCGGGGGCAGAGGAATGATCCGTTCCCGGTTTACGTGTTACCAGCTCTTGAAGGGTGGGGAGGGATCAACAACCGTGGAGGCCAGAGTCGGTTGGCGATCTACTTCAACCAGAAGAATCCAAGTGCTGTTGTTCGGTCTAGTATTCTATTTGGGCCAGAGAATCTCGATCACGAAATGCTAAAAAACCTGACGGACATGCCGTCCAAGGAGAACGCGTGGTCAGAGGATGAAAAAGGATATCTGGCTTCTGGAGCAACCAACGTCTCCGATCAAATTCGTGCCCAGAGGGCAGAGGAGGAGCGGTTCGGAGAGAATCGCTCTTGGGACGAACTCAAAGGCGACCTAGGACTGGGTGTAGAAGGTTTCCTGGGCGGGGGCGGCCGTTCTCCCATCACAGGTGGTAAAGGTTCCTGATGACCCAATTCTCACCAGACGGAACTGTCGTTCCTTCCGCACAACTGACCGCTGAGGAGTGGGAAAAAGCCAAGAAGACTCCCATCTTCTATGGCGTCATTCTGACGGTTAAGCCCTCAGACAATCAGTCGAATTACACAGCCCAGAACAGCGCAGCTTTTCGAGGGTACCGACACGAATGTACGGTTTTGGCTTCTGACTACGTGGGAAAAGATCCTGATATATTGATCCCCAATGTAATTATCCCCCCAGGTCGACATTCTGGGATTGACAACTTCGAAGAAGATCTACCTCGAGGTTGCAGTTCCATGATCGACGAGAGCAAATTCAGAGACGATTTAGTCGGAATTGACTACTCAAAGTTGGACGGGGAGTGGTGCATGGTGGCGTTCATCGGCGGGCGCCTAGAGAATCCGTTCATCATTGGTTGGTGGCCGCATCCGTCGAACATATTTGATCTAGCCACTAGCGGAGAGGGGGACAAGGGGAAGTCTCTAACGCAGTTTGATCCGAAAAAGAACAAGTCTAGGTTCATTCGCCGCATCAATGGCACTACCGTAGTGGTCAACAAAGAAGGCAGTGTCTACCTGGACACGAGTGAGTCCAACTCCTCAGTCAAGATCAAGGATGGAAAGCACACACGCACGCTGGTTGATAAGGGCGGCCATCTCCAGATCGATCTTAGCAAGACGGCGCAGTTCGAGCTGAATTGGAACGAGAAGGAACACAAGAACCCACGTCTTGGGGCTGGTAGTACGAGTTCCTCTCCTATTACGGATGCCGATCTCCCTCACCCCGATCAACCGGTATCTGGAAAGCCGAAAGAGCGTGAGACGTCCAGGACGTTCATTCGTGGCAAAGAGTACGAACTCCTGGTCAAGACGTCGAACTTCAACATTTGGTGTGCAACAGAGGGGGACGAAAAAGGGGAGCTGCTCGTTTTGGTCGATGACAGCGCCACACTTAGCCAACGTACTGGGGATGATCCCACAGCTTTCGTTCAGGTGAAGGGTGGCGGAGTTACGTTGCAGGCGAAAGACGGGTCGATCGTCACGATCAAAGACGATCAGATTGCTCTGGCGTCGAAGTCCGGCGCCCAGGTGTCACTCATTGGGGGTCAGGTCTCGATTACCGCTCCTGGTGGTATTTCGGCGTCAGCTCCGATGACGGTGGGCCCCCTAGCAGTGGACGGGGTCATGCTGGGAACGTCTTATGTGGCCTCACAGAAGACGCTGTTTGCAACATGGGACGCCTTCCTAAATGGGCTGACAGCGTATGTTGGAGCTATCAAGACGATCGCTGATCCAACTGGTGCTGCTACGGGGCTTTTGACTCCCCTGATCGGGGCTCTGGTCACAGCCAAGGCAGCACACGAGGCTCTGCAAGTGAAGTACGTCAGCCAGCAGATGAAATCACAATGAGCTGTCTGCCCCCACTTCCTACGCTGAATATTCCGGGAATATCGATCCCGCCTAGTATACCTACGCTCAGTTTGCCTACGATCCCAATCCCTGAGCTGCCAAACCTGAACTTGGAGCTTCCAGCTCTCACTCTTCCGCCATTGCCATCATTGAGTATCCCTGGGATTTCGATCCCCCCAAGTTTGCCGACGTTGGCGCTACCAACGATCCCTATTCCGTCGCTGCCAACACTGAATCTGGAGCTTCCGTCCTTGACGCTGCCACCGATTCCGACGTTGAGCATCCCCGGGATTTCGATCCCACCAAGTCTGCCTACGTTGGCGCTGCCGACTCTGCCGTCTCTTGATTTGATCTGCCCGACAGAGGCAGTGCAGGAGAAGTTGTAATGGCCGATCTCACACTCATGGCCGATCCTACCATCAATATTCCAGATCGTAAGTTTTGGGGTACGACAAAGGGGTTGACCCCCTTCGGTGGAGGGTATGCACTCTCGAGTGTGTACTCTTTCGCCATTTGGGATCTAGAGAAGAATGAGATCGCGTCCGCTAGTTGGTACCCTCTAGACCCAGCTAAACGTACAGATTTGGCGACGTTCCAATTCCCTACTCCACCATCCCAGTACGAGATCTCTGAGCCCGCCGCAACAACGATCATCCCGACCCAAGATGGAGGAAAGTTCGTAGAGAGCCACGGCAGTATCTTCAAAGACATTCGCATCTCTGGGACCGTCGGCCTAAGGCCCAACGTCCCCTCGACCGAACTATTTGGAGGCTTGCAGGGATCGACCGGAGTTTCGATCCAATATCCGTCTACATTGCAAAGTCTGTCTAACGACGAGCGTGGGCTGAGTCGAAAGGAAGCTACAGGATTTGACGACATCATCTTCCTTCGCAATCTGTTTCGTTTCTACATGGATTGTAAGCGTGATCCGTTTCTGGCCCGGAAGACTGCACTGATCTGGGTGTACGCGAAGGAGAGCGAGGCCTACGTCGTAGAGCCCATCAGCTTCGTCACCAATCGTGATGCCAAGAACCCTCTCGGGTGGACCTATACGATCCAGGTTCGTTCATTGATTAAGATCAAAGCTACCTACCGGGCCGTAGCTGATCCAATCAACATCTTCTCTGCCCTCACGAAAGGTCTTCAAGCCTTCAACAGATTGGCTTTGGATCTAAGTAGGGCTTTGAACAGCATTGCCAGCGTGATCAGCTTCGTTACTCGTCTTCCGATGAACATCATGGGGGCTATCATTGGGGGCGGCATCGAGGTTCTGAACGGACTCGCAGCTGTAAAGAACTCCCTGAAGTTCAACAAGCTAGCCGAAGGGACCGTTCGGGAGTGGGGAGCCAAGCTCAGAGAGGCAAACGAGCTTTTGGCTTCCGAGGAGACCAAGAGCGGGACCACGACCTCATGGCAGCTCGGTAACATCGGTCTGGCTCGCAAGGCTCTGCGCGACATGTGGCACATGTCCAGCCTTCTGCTGAGCTTGGATTACCTTTGGGCTGAGAACAAAAATGTTGCCGTCGCCAACTACTCGAAGGCCTACAAAGACGCTGGAGGGAACCCTCCCCTGACGTCCGGGTCTCCACTCAACGTAGCCAACATCTCGCTGCCGGGTGGGGCGAGCGCCCATTCGATCCTCGGTGGTGAAGACATCAGAACAATTGCCCGCCGGTTGACAGGTGATGAAGCAAATTGGAAGAAGTTAGTGCTCATCAACAACCTGAGGGCCCCTTACATTTCTGCAGTGAGATCCGATGGAGTGCTTGGGTACGGAGATCAGATTTTGGCTCCGAAAGATCCCAATTCAAAGGATTCGTCCACTCAGGTCACTCGGCAGTTGGATGAGGATGCCGCCTACCAAAGTCTCCCGAAGTTGCGGCGACGATACGGCAGAGATTTGATGCTGATGAATGCTTCATCAGGCGATGGGTTGGCAGACGTTGGGGTTAACCAGCGTGGAGATCTGATGACCGTTGAGGACGAGGCGAACGTCCAACAAGCTGTGATGATCAAAATGTCCACGGAACAAGGGGAGCTTCCGACGCATCCGACCTTCGGCGCTAAGTACCCTATCGGAACCAAATTTCCGACTCTGACAAAGCTCCAGGAGTTCGTGCTCAACGCTCAGATCACTTTCCTGCAGGACCCACGCGTCAATGATGTGTCTGACATCAAAACCTTTGTCGTGGGTGACAAAATCAACTTCAATGCGAAGTTGCAGCTGATCGCGTCTGATGAGAAACTCCCGATCACCTTCTCTGTGAGGAGATAGTCATGGCGTTCCAACCGCGGAACTTCGAGCAGATTTTGACGGACATGATCGCCCATGTCCGCGCCAACACGACTCTCACAGACTTCACTGTTGGATCGGTCATCCGTACGATTCTCGAGTCGGCAGCCCTCGAAGATGATGAGCAGTACTTTCAGATGGTCCAGCTTCTGGATGCGTTTCGGATTCAGACAGCCAGGGATTCGGACCTAGACGAGCGGGCCGCTGACTACAATTTGGTGCGTCTCCCTCCCAAGTCGTCCTTCACCAAGTCGATCGTAATTCAGAATGGGAGTTTGATCACAGACACGTTGGTCTTTGACCTCGTGTCCGGCAGCCCTAAGACGGCGAAGCTGAACGACACTTCCGACTTCCCTACAGCCCCGTTCACGATCCGAATGGGTGAGGGTACCCCTCAGGTCGAAGACTGTTCAGTCACCATCAACAACACCGTCACCAACGAGTTGACAGTGGCTTCCCTGGTCAACGACCACTCCGTAGGAGAACGCGTTTCTGTAACGGGCGGCGGGGACAAGACGATCAGTTCCGGGCAGCAGATTCAAGTCCCTCCTCAAGGCAACAACAGTCCCATCTTGTTTACGACTACTGACCCAGCCACCATTGTCGATGGAAACTACGAGTCCGGGAGTATCGGCGGTAGCGCGAACGTCGCTGGCCGCATCGGAAACGTAGCTGCCGGGCGCATATCACAGTTTCAGGGTTCCCCTCCGTTCGCAGGAGCCCTTGTTACAAACAAGACGTCCACCAGTGGTGGTCGTGATCTGGAAACTGATTCTGACCTGCGGGCCCGTTTGACGCGGAGACTGGCAGAGCTGGTTCGCGGGACGGTTCAGGCACTCGAGTCAGGGGTGATTGGTGTCGAAGACCCTCAGACGGGTCAAAGCGTTGCGACTGCGAAACTCAGAGAAGACTTTGACGATCCCTACAACCACGTTCTCTACGTGGACGATGGGACGGGGTTCCTTCCGTCATTCGTCAACATGGCTCAGTCCACACTAAACGGGGTTCATGGGATCGGGGTGGTCGTTCTGAATGTGAACGACTCAACCGAGTTCCCCGATTCTGGAGACATCCTTCTTGAGCCCGAGGGTGCGGAACCTGAGTACGTGACCTACTCCTCCAAGGGAGCAGGGATTCTGAATCTGGACGCTGCTACGCTTTACGCGCACGCCAGCGGTGCTGAAGTGTTGCTAGTCGATCACCTTGGGGCTGCTGAAGAGGGACAGAACTACTTCCAGCTATCCGACTTTCCATTGCTCAAGAACACGTTGGAATTGTACGACGACGACACGGGGTTCTTCACCAAACGCACTGAAGAATCGGATTTCGTCGTCAACAGAACCAATGGCGAGATCGAGTACCTTAGGGCGGGCCTGGCAGGGGGCTCTGTTCCGTTGGCACGCTATGGTTACTACACAGGTTTGATCCAAGAAGTTCAGAAGGTGGTAACCGGCGATCCAAACGACCGCATCAGCTACCCGGGGATCGTCGCAGGCGGC